CAGAAGGTCATACACAGTGCTGGTAGCACGATCCCAGATAGGCAGCACCAGAACACGGTTGACCACATCAAACGATGCAGTAGAAACTTTCTTGTGTTCGATCACAAGGTTCTCGGTGGCAAGCAGTTTGGCAAGGTTGCCTTTGACTTCGTGGTTGACAGACATGGGTTTCGCTTGAACTGAAGTCAGTATAGACCATAAAAAAGGAGGGTGTTACCCCTCCTAGTCCACTTCAGAAACTGTCTCCCGTGGGACACTAAAGTTTTTAATTTTTTCAAATTTAATAGTTCTATCAAATTTATCCGACATATTTTCTTTATGGGATATAACAAAAATATTTGTGTTGTCATCAAATTTTTTCAATATCCATCCCAATTCTCCAGTGCCATTTTGGTCTAATGATCCATCAAATATTTCATCAAGGATTAAAAGATTAGTATCCACGCTATTCTTAAGTTTAGCAATACTACGCCAAGTAAGCAGCAAAGCAATATCAATTCGAGCTTTTTCTCCTTCGCTAAAAGATTCATAGGAAAATATATCTCTGTAACGTGATTTAATTGTTTCTTCAAAATTTTCATCAAGAGTAAAATTCACATAAAAATCCATTTTCTGCAAATACTCATTGATTAAATTATTCATGACTGGCAGATACTTTTTAATAATGCGAGTTTTAATTCCATTATCTTTCAAAAGTTGTCCTGCAGCAAGAAGACAATCTCGTTCTTCTTTCACAGCAATCATCTGATCTTTTGCTTCCCTCAGTGCTTTTTGCAGACCTTGTAGTTTAGAATCTTCCTCATTTAAATTAGAGTTATTATTTTGCAATTCAGAAATTTCTTTTTGAAGATCTCGAATCTGTGATTGATAAGAACTAATTTGAAATTGTTGGATTTTAATCTCGTTGAAAAGATTGTTAAACTTATCACTCAAATTGATAAACTTAGATTCTCTTTGCTCTTCGAGTTTTACCGCCAATTCCATTTCCTCCATACCCTGCTTCAGTTCTTTAATAGAATCCATGATCTCCGACACTTTAGCATCCCGAAGGTCTTCGCTGATGTGCTGGGTGCAGGTTGGGCAAGTGGTATTCTCAGTAAAGAACTGATGTTCTTTTTTGTGAGAAGAAAACTTTTGTTGGATCTTACCACGAAGATTGCCAAGTTTTTTCAGTTTGGCAGCAGCATTAGAGAATTCTTGCATCTCTTCATTAATCGCGTTGCGATCCTGTTCTAACTGAGAAATTTTTGTATTAACTTCTTGTTCGAGATTAGTGATATAAGAAATCTTATTATTCTTTTCTTGAATGTCATTTTGATTTTGCAAATCAAGATTAACAATAAAGTTCTTTTGCATCGTAACTTTTTCTTCAAGAAGATCTATTTGATAGTCACGATCTTTAATATCATCATTAGAAAATTTTATCTTTTCTTTCAAACTGCTATTCATCACAGAGAAGATTTGAATGTCAAGAATGTCTTCAATGATTTCCCTACGAGCAGCTAGAGGAAGACGCATGAATGGCACAAAGGTTGATGATCCAAGCACCACAATCTGAGTGAATGATTTGTAATTCATTTTGAGAATATTCTTCTCAAGATAATTTTGATAATCAGCAGTAGTTGAAGATTGATCAATCAAAGAACCATTTTGATATACTTCAAAAATAGATGGTTTGATTCCTCTGCGTATCAAAAATGAATTTTTACCAATAGTAAATTCTATTTCACTCAAGCAATCTTTATCGTTGATGCTATTAACTAGCATCGGTTTATTAATTTTTCGAAATGGTTTTCCAAACAAGCAAAAGGTAAGAGCATCTAAAATTGTGCTCTTACCTGCGCCATTCTGACCGATGATTAAATTTGTTTTATTTTCAATCAAATCAACTTCGGTAAACGTGTTACCAGTAGAAAGAAAATTTTTCCAACGAATTTTTTTAAACGTAATCATACTAGGTCTTTTGGAGGAATAATAAAATCGTCTACAGTAATTATAGCATATCTTTGTTCTCTTTCTGCACAGGCAGAAACAATAACATCTTTGTCTATCTCATATACTTGCATATCTGGATAGTTATCATGAATTTCAAGAAGTTCGTGATACCTATCCGCATCATCTTCATCTTCAAAAATAGGAATAATTTGGTCGCCAGATATTCTATCAATGATAGAAAAAACGCCATCTGGTCTATCTTTGAGAGTGATGATGAACATCATAGAGATTCACAACTTTCAATATATAGGGTCTTCATTAAAGATTTTAATGAATTTTTATTTACATCCAAATCAATTTCATCGATATATTCATTAAGTAAAGTAAGAGTATCCTTAATCTCTATATCAACATCGACATCATTTTGATTGAGTATAGTATTTTCTATTATCTTTAAATCATGAATTCCTACGTCATAAAGAGATTCGATCATTTTTTCAAATTTGTAATAATCTTTCTTCTCTTCCACAACAACTTTAACGAAAGTGTTTGCATATTCAGAAGGATCGATAGAAAAATCTTCATGAAGATCGTTATAATATATCTTCTTAAAGATCTCAAACGTATTTTTAATAAATTTTAATTTATTAGATTTAGGTTCATATAAATGAAATCCTCTCGGATCTTTGTAATCATTCCAGAACATCTGATAAGGATTACCAAGATAAGTAATGTTACCACGACTTGACTTGTGGTGGAAGTGACCAGAAAAAACTTGCTTGAATTTAAAGAAGATTTCTGGATCCATTCCATGATCATGGATCAGTCCTGGGCTAACTTCGAAACCACTCAACTCAAGATGTCCCATAGCAATCTTTGCTTTAGTGTTATTGATATTTTCTAAAGTTTCTTCGTAGTTTTCTTGGTTAATCCAAGGAAGCATTAAAATTTTCTCACCTTCTATTGTTGCTGTTTGTGGTTTAGAATATATCGTAATATTATTATAAGTATCCAGCAATAAATCTGGAGAATTTATTTCATTAGTATTCTTATAATAAACACAATGATTTCCTAAAATCATATGAATATGAATGCCAGCGTCACGGAGACGATCAAAATAATACTTACGAACGCGACTCCAAACATTATAATCAATGCTTTTACGATTATCGAAGGTATCTCCGAGGTCGATGATTTCTTTGATCCCATTTTTTTCTAACGTAGGAAAAAATATTTCATCATAAAATTTTTTAAAATACTCCCAAAAAAGAATACTTCCTTTACGTCCATCTAAATGTTGATCAGTAATTAAAGCAATAGTCATCGGCCCATGCGTGTCTCAATGTTTTCTTTAATACCAGACATATCAGAATAATTGGCATTCATACCAGACATATCCCCATCGTAACTATCAGTATGCATAACATGATCAAATCCAGATCTCTCAAGAATCTTGGTTTTAATTTCTAATTGTTTTTTCTCTTTTTGTATTCTTCTCAAAAAAGCATAATAGATAATTTGAGTGAAATAAGCAAAGGGGTTAGATGATTTTTCTGGATCAAAGTTGTCAATGTATTGCAAACAATTTTCAATTCCATCACAAATCATGTCCTCACGGAACATGTAGTTGACAAAATTTGGTTTGTATGATAGGTGAGTGGCAATCTTCAAAAAACAATCACCAATATAATTCGGAACTCTGGGTTTTGGTTTACCTTCGAGTTTAGCTTTTGCTACTTTATTTTTATAGACAGTGATTGCTTCTAAAAAATCTTTATTATTGACGTAATATTCTGTGTTCTTTTTTGCCATAAACCATAACTAACCCAATTTATTATACTTCAAGTATACCTCATCCGATCGGATTTGTCAAGATACTGTAACGTTTGGAAGCATGGCTTGACACAACCTCAGAAACCCAGTATAATAACTCTGTCAGGGTTCAAGATTAATATTAGCTTTTATTAAATATATCTTCTAAGTACTTCTTAGTTTCATTGACAGATCCCAAATATCCCATCTGACTGGTAAAGGATTTTGGTTTAACATCAATAGACATATCATCATCACAATCTTCATCGAGGTTTCTTAAATAGAAGACCTCTATTTTTTTATCCATTTCAGTAACTGTGATGATTTGATCCATGTTGATTACAAACATAGTATCATAAGTAGAGGATATCCATTCTTTGAGAATAAATCCCTCTACCGTTTTCCCAATCTTTTTTTGGGTAATTTTTTCTACTAACAATGGGCGATCTAATATTAATTTATTATCTTCTGGTAAATAACATACCTTAGATAATAACTCTTCGCCTGATGTTAATTTTAATGTTGCATAAAATTCTTCTTCCATAATTATCTTAAATCTATTTTGATTATTTCGTATTTAAAATTCTCTTCTTGATAAATCGATAATCTTTCGTATAGATGTTTGAGAGTATAGTTTTCTTTTTTTCCAGAAATATCATCAGCTATATCATAAAGAGTAGCTATTTCTTTGCCTTCTCCTTTTCTAAGTACCCTACCAATACTTTGGAGATTTCTGACACGAGATTTAGATGGTGAAGCAAATATAATGTTATGAAGACGTTTAATGTTGATACCAGTGCTAAACGTTCCGTAGGAAGCAATAATGACAGCATTATGTTCTTGCTCAGTAATAACTCTAACTTGCTCTCTATCTTCAATATCTGTAGACCCATGAACGAAAAATACTTTTCTTTTCGATTCAATATTATTATTTATCAATTCAAATAATGGTTCCCCATGCTTTTCCACATAGTTAAAAAGAACCAGAGTATTTCCTTCTAAATCTTTAACTAAATTTTTAATTAAAGTATTTCTTTTTTTGCAACCAACAATATACTCCATCTCTTCATGATAATCATTGAAGTATTGGTACTCGTGTTTACACAGAAGAACTTTAATTCTGAAATTAGAAAGATGACCTTGTTTAATTAGATCATCTGTTTTAGTAACTTTTTCGCAAGCACCAAACAATCCTTCAAGAACCCACTTGTGTGTCTTGCTACCATCAAGTGTTCCTGTAAATCCAAAACGGTATTTGGCATTATGAAGCTTTGTCATAATACCTGTCAGTGATTTAGATTTAAACAAGTGTGCCTCGTCACCGATTACACAATCAATGTCATCAAAATATCTTTTAGGGAATTTATATATGGATTGCCATGTGGAAATAATAACAGGTTTATCAGTATTCTTATCCTTACCAGAATAGATTGTATGAACGTGTTCGTCTGCATCCCAACCATAATCTTTAAAATCTTTTAATAGTTGTTCTACAAGTGATGTAGTGGGAACAATAACTAAGATAGTTTTTTTGGTTGCTATGTAATATCTAACAATAGAATAAATCATTAAAGATTTACCTGATCCTGTTGGGGATAAAAATAATCCTCTATTGTTTTTTAAAGCTTGATATACAGTAGCGTATTGATAATCTCTTGGTTGGTATTTACAGATCTTATCCATAAAAACCTTTACACCACCAGGAGAAACCAAGTCATTAGATTCTTCTACATCACCATACCAATCATTTTTAACATATTCTAAAGTATATTGTCTTTCCTTTGCCCACTGTTTTAGGTGAGTCAAAAGACCACAATATAACTCCCCAGTTCCTGGCGAATATAAATGAATAGTTCCGTCCCAATATTTGAATCTTGGTTGTCTTTTTAAAAACTTTGCTTCTGGTAATTCGAAAGAAAAGTAATCAGAAAGTTCTCGGTGGACATGTGGTTCAGATTGAATCTGATAATATACTTCGTTCTTTTTTCTAATTACTATACGTGACATTATGTACTTCCATTAATGAATTTTTCCCATTCAATTGCATTCTTAATCTGGAAACTTCTATTCGAAATCATCCGCATTACTTGATCTATAAAGAATAGTATTTGATCAACGTATTTAATTTTTGCTTCTAAATTAATAATTTCCTCATCTGATTCCAGATAAGTTTTCATTTTTTCTGCTGTCTTAATACTTGTACCAAACGGTTTTTCTGCGTATACTTTAGGATCTGCTTCACCGCCATAATACTCTCTCTTTTCTCTAATCAGTTTCCTGATTTCAAATTCAAGTGATGTTTTTATTTGACTAAGATCTGTGTAATGGTTTAAATATTTATTGTGCTGAAAAGGGATCTCTAATGCTAACTTTGCGAGATCTTCTGAATATTGTTTATTTTTGAATTGAAAATCTACATGACTATCTTTGGACCATTCTTCTTTTATATTATCAAAAATTTTTTTCAATTGTTCAAATTTCATACTTTAAAATTTCTATCACGGATTGTGTATTTGAAATATTTGAATGTTACTTGTGCTGTGAAGAATTCGATATCAGTAACTCCAGCATCAAATTCTATTGGAGATAATGAAATCGGAAACATTCTTTCATAGTCAATAATATGATTTAAATTAAAATTAGAAGATAGAATATTTAATTGCCCATTAGAAAAAAGAGTTTCTCCTTTTTGAGCATCATTAGCATTTCCATATTCTTCTATCCAATCATGAATAGATTTGTAATTAATTAAATCTTCATCAATAATAAATGTTAAATTTAAATCATCATAAGTAACACCTCCTCCAGGTGGAATAGCGTAACTACGAAATCTCGTCGCTACTTCTGTAACTGGCATATTGATTCCAGGTAGATTTGCTCTTTGGCAAAAGAAATCTACCCCATCAAATAATTCTAATTTTAATTGGAATCCTACGGGAGCAAGATAATTCCTATTTGAAGGTTGCTCCTTAAACCATTTGGCAGGCATGTCAACTTCCCAAGCTACTACTATTTATTTGCATAAAAAAAGAGACCCTTTCGGGTCTCGGTAAACTTGTGAAGAAGATCACATTAGGTTGATAACCTGAGTTCTTCTGTAGTACATGTTGGTTCCAGCGGTGAGGGTCTCGCCATCTGGAGTACCATTGTAAGCACCGTTGGTGGTTACGAATGGGTTGCTGACCATACCATAACGGGTCTTGAAGCCAATCTTTGGCTGGAAGGTGTTAGGATCGATCGAACGTAGCATCTGGAGAGGTACGTATGGGCAATAGAATAGACCAGCATCATAAGGTGAAGTACCCTTATAACCAAGTAGGTAGTAATGCTTGTTCGAAACGTTTGCCGAATAAGG